CGATTGAGTGCTTTGAGCGATTTTGTCCGTTTTGATCCGTCCATTGCTCAAATTTAAGCCGTCCTTCAATCAAAAGTTTTGATCCTTTTCTCAGATATTGGTTGGCAATCTCTGCGCCTTTACCAAAAAAGCTAATATCAATGAAGCAAGTATCCTCTTTTTTCTCTCCGTTGATAGCAAATTTATGGGTAGCGGCGATCGCACTTTTGCCTATCGCTGCACCGCTTGGAGTGTATCTAAGCTCAATATCTCTTGTTAAATTGCCAACTATTACTACTTTGTTAAACATTTTTTGCCCCTATCTCGTTTAAATTAACCCCTTTTAAAATTTGTAGCACTAACGTCTCTTTGCCTGCGAATTTATCTTTTAATCTCGTGTCAAGTACGCTTTGCCAGTACTCATCAAGCTTCTTATTAAATTCTGCTATCACTTCATTTTTAGGGCGCAATGTCCTAACGTCTAGCTTGCGATCTATTTTGTCGCGTGAGTGAAATAGCGCGACCGCATCATCAAAAGTCATTTTAAGCTCCTAAGTCGTATTTGATCCAAGCAATATCTACTACTTTGCCGCCTACTTTTGAGACGATAAAGCCGTCACTACTAACATAATAAAATTTACTCCAAAACCTCGCCTTTTGTCCGTCAATAAATTTATACATTTCAACTCCTCTATGATGCGTGATTTAAAAATTTAGGTAGTGCCATTTTGATATTTGGCTTATACTCTGTCTTGTTTTGCGCGATCTGCTTTATCTCGTCAAGCACCAGCGCGCGCGTCTCATCGATCACACTGCTCACCATTTTTAAGAATTCATCCTCTTTTCGCTTGATGTTTGCGAGTACGTTTATCTCTGCCTCGCTTGTCACGATATAGCAATCAACTTCTTTTTTCTGTCCATACCTATATACTCGGCGCAGCGCTTGAAAAAAGCCCTCGAAACTATCGCTAAGACTTGCAAATATTACGTTTTTGCAGTATTTTTGCCAGTTCATACCAAAGCCTGCGATCTTTGGCTTTGTGATGAGTACTCTTATCTTGCCATTTGCAAAGTCGCTCATCATCTTAGCCTTATACTCATCCGTGTCACTACCTTTGATCTCAACTGCGCCAGCTATTAGCTCTTTTAGTAATTTGCCCTCGTCGTTTAGCTCACACCATATAAGATAGTTTTCATCGCTATTATTTACGATATTAGCGACCGCCTCGCATCTATCCTCTAGGCTCTCTTTTTTTGCCTCTCGCCTCTCGCTTAGTGTTTGCGCTGAGGTTGCAAAAAGTGAAGTTTTTGGCTGATGCTCGACCTCGATATGGTGCATTTTTAGAGGCGGTAGTTTAAATTTAGAGTCTTCATCGAGACTATATCCTAGATCGCTAGGCTTTGTAAAAAACGCACTCCAAGAGCTTACAAAACGCCAAAACGGCTTTTGCGCATGACCTTTTAATATCCATTTCGATGTGTCGCTGCCATCATGGATAAAGTAAGTCGCCAGCATCTCGCTAAGGCTCATAACATTTAAAAATTCAGTATGGTTGCCTAGCTCAGTGTAATCATTTGGCGATGGTGTAGCGCTACAAGCGAGCTTATAAGGCGTGTGTTTAAAGCCCTCTATGATCATATCTCTACTCTTTGATGTGTAGCTTTTTATGCGGCTACTCTCGTCAAGCACAACGCCCACAAACTCATATAGGTTAAATTTATCCAGCTTTTCGTAGTTTGTGATATTTAAGCCATTGATAACATCCTCGCTGCTCTCACAAAATTTAACTTCATAACCTAGAAGCTCTTTGATTTCATCGATACTTTGATGAGCGACCGCTAAAGGAGCGATGATAAGCACTGGCTTATGCTCTTTTTGCCACACTCTATAAGCCCACTCGCCTTGCATGGCTGTTTTGCCACTGCCAGTCATCGCAAATATTGCAAAATGCCCTTTTTTAAGGGCTAAATATACTAAATCCTTTTGATACTCAAAGAGCGCGCTATGCAAATCCTCTCTTTTTATATCAACGCTTTTGAAATTTATCTTTTTCTCTTTTTGTCTTAAAAAACTTTCATAATCCAAAACACTCATTTTTTATCCTTAATGTAAGCAACTTTGAAAAAAATCAGGCAAGGATCTAATCTCGCCATCATCAACTATCAAATCCCTAATCTCAAAATGCTCTTCTAGACTAAGCGACGCCATGAGTTTTGATAGCGTCTTAAGCCTCGTGATCTCAAAATCACTCCTTAATAAATCCATCTCTTTTTTGCCAAGCCTTGATAAAAAGAGCGCTTTATTTAAAGCGATATATTTTTTAATCTCATCTTTACAAGCGTCTTTAGCTTTTTGCCTATATGGCTCAAATTTATCATCCATTTTTAGCCCCTAGAATAAGCTTTGTTCGCCTCGCTCACGAAGTGCAAGCTCGCAATTTTTACGAGCGACATAAAAATAAGACGGCTTAAGCTCGATGCCTATGCCTCTACGTCTCATTTTTAGAGCTTGATAAACCTCCGACCCGATACCAAGAAACGGAGTAAATACGATGTCATTTTCATTGCTCCAAAGCTGTAAGGCGCGCTCGATAACGTCAAGTTGTAAAGGGCATATATGCTTCTCGTCGTTGTCATCTCTACTGCCTTTCAGTGATAGAGTATTAGACTGATTTATATCCATCCATACTGGGCTTGCGTATCTTTGCCATACTTCGATGCTGCCTCTGTTGAGGTTGCCTTTAGTCTCGTCAAATTTAGCTGTGATCGGCGTGCCATCTCCTGCGTAGTGATCAAAGCCGCCACTTATCGGCTCGGCATTGTCGCCTGGCTTTCTCATTGTGACGAGATAGTCGGCTATACCTTGCCTACACATCGCGCTATCTTTTACGATCTGCTTATGTAGTAGTCCGAGCGCTTTAGTGCGTTGCTGTGCTACAACTGGATCTTTCCAGATACACACCTCAGAGTGAAAAATAAACCCCACGCTCTCAAAAAGCTTTATAAGCTCACCTCTAAAATCACGGATGCCGATATAACCATCTTTAAATTTAGAATATGGCAAATTCATGCAGTGAAAACTCATCAAGCGCCCACTTTTAAGCACCCTAAAGAGCTCACGAGCCAAAAATTCAAAATGCACCATAAACTCGCCTTTGTCCGAGTTACCCATATCGCGATCCGAGTTTGAATAAGTATAAAGGCTATCAAATGGTGGCGAGTAGATAATATAATGCACGCTCTCATCCTCAAAGCCCTTTATCACTTCGCAGCTATCACCGTTATAAATAGCGTAATCATCGGCTACTACTTGATCTAAAACGTCCATCTTACGCCCCTTTGCTCTTGATAAGCTCTAAAATCTCATCACGATCGACAAAAACACTTCTAGCAGTTACGGCGTAGCGCTTTATGATGCCCTTTTGCGCCCATTTTTTGATCGTTATGATGCTTAAATTTAGCATCGCCGCCGCGTCCTTGTAGCTCATATAGTTTATTTTTTCTATTTTCATCACTCGCCCTTTAAAAATCGCTCTTTGATCTGCAAATTCTCAAAAACTACACATATATGATTAGCTTTTGCGAATTCGTACTCCTCTTTTATCCCTTTGCTTTTGTCGTTATAAAGCACGTCGGCGATAAAGAGAAAATCGCACTTTTTAAGCTCACCAAAACACTTTTTCATAGCCTCATCGCGGCTTATATTAAGCTCGCCAAATTCCAAAACTGGCATAAAAAAGTTAAATTTCGAGCTAAAGATATGCTTAGCCCTATCTTGTGCTTTACCTGCTAAATAAAAGGCATCGCCAACGCTAAAGCCTGCATTTAGCACCGTATCATAGGGGCTTGCAACATATACTCTAAGCGTCTTTTCTGCTTTCATCGCGTAAGCCTCTCTCAAGTGTCTTATAGAGGGATAGCCCTCAACTAAATTTCTTAGCTCATCCTTGCTAAATGCAAATGCCGCTTTTTGTGTCTTATACATACTCTGCCTTTTATGCGGATTTTGTAAAAGATAAGTGACGTCTATTATCTTTTAAAAACTCCACTTGCTCGCCAAGCACGCCAATATCAACGCCATAAGGATAAGCGTTGCCAGTTAGTCGGTTGATCATCTCATCCATAACGGCGACATACTCCGCCAAGCGGTCATATTCTGCGTGATCTATAAATTTATCTTTGAGCTTAAAAGTAAGCTCTAGCCTATGCCATCCACTTAAGCTCTCATCTAGCTTTTGATGATGGTAGTTTGTTTGCTTCTCAAATTTGTCATAAAAGCAAATTTTCTTAAGTCCATAAAAACGCTCATAGCAGGCGTTAGCGTAAATGGTGCTCTTGTAGCTTATGAACTTGTCACCAAAACGATTAAGACGCTTTTTAAGCCACTCTTTTGAGCTTGCTCCTGCATGCTCGTCGCACTTAAAGTCATGAGCTATATCCCACTCGTAAGGTTTGAAGCGACGCAAAAATTTACTTAGCACTTTGTAAGTTTCTTTAAAAACTTCACGGCTAGGCTGGTAAAGCCCTGCAAATACCACTTTAATATAGTATCCATAGGGCTTTTTACGCTTTTTACAAAGATCGTTTAGCTCGTTTGAATTCTCAATTACGATCATCGAGTTAGTTAAGCTCGTCACACCCTTTTTAAAGCTCACATAGCGGATTTTATATTTCACACCTTCAGGCAATAAAAGCGGCTCATCTGGTTTATCAGCTTTAAATTTATCTTTCACGTAAGTCGTGATCGCTTTGTTTCGGTTTATGCTGCGAAGCTTCGTGCTAAGCTCGATCTTGCGCATAAATTTTAAAAAGCTCGACTTTGACAAAATGAAACGATAAGCATCAATCCCAGTGCTAAAATTCAAAATCAATCCTTTTATTTTTTTCTAGGTCTCAACGACCAACTAAAAACTATTTTGTATAAATCAATGCCACAGCTGCAATGCAGAGCATAAATAAGAATAAAAGATTTGGCGTTAGCATTCTTTCTCCTTTTTCAAAACGTCTTTAAGCTCATCCGTTAGTCGATCCAGTGTTTCAAGTGAGCTTTTACGCTCATCTTTTAGCTCTTTTAAACTCTCGTCCAAGTTTTTTGCACCTCTAAAATTGCCGCCTTTTGTCAGCTCGACCGCATAGCCAAGCGCCGCCATCGCTTCGATAAAGGCTAAAATTTCGCCTATATTTCTATCTTTTTGGCTCATCTGTTGTCCTTTTAGCTTGCTTTGTTTTTATTTAGATAGATAGAGCCTGCACACGTGCCATCGCCTACTTTGGCGTTTGATGCACTTCGCCAGTCGATACCATCGTTTTCTAGTATTTTTGCATTTGCCTTACTCACATATCCGCCACTAAGTGCGTAATAAGCTATTCCCCTCATCTCGCAATAAGCCTTTAGCGTCCATCTCGTTTTGTCATATATAAGCTGCGCTAGTGTTTTCATCTTACACCTCTTGTTTTGTCTTTTTGTTTGGCGTCTTGTTTCTCATCATTTTTTACCCTTTTTGCTATAATTGTTTTATTGATGAGTGAATTATATGACACTTTTTGTCATATGTCAATTAAATTAAACTTAAATATGACAAAAAAAGGCGTAAAATGAAAAAAAATGACATAAATTTAAAAGAAGTAAGAAAGCAAACTGGATTTACACAGCAAGAAGTAGCGGATAAGCTAGGGGTGTCGCTTAGAACATATCAAAGATATGAGATTGATGGCGACGGGGTGGATTACAAAAAACTAATGCAAATATCAAAAATATTAGGAGTTGATATGGGGCAAATAACTGGCGCTGTAGCGATAGGTAGTGGCAATATATCAATAAAAGGTAACGACAATCAAATCAATGAGCCACACAATCAAAAGCTCAACACACCGCTTTATAAAGAATTTGAAAAGTTGTATGAGGAGTATGGGAATAATACTATGTTGCTTTCTTTTATAGAAAAGCTGAAAAAAGTGAAAGAATTATCGGAGGGATAAAATGAGTGCAGCTATTGATTTTTTTGGCAAATATGGGATGGCCCTTGTAGTTATTGCTTTTTTTGCATTTATTTATATCAGCAATGTCAAAAGCGAGAGAGAACGCCACAAAAAGGAATACGAAGCAATAAGAAGAGAAGAAGTAAGTAGGATAAGCGATGGGGTAGCAGGGGGAATATTGGCTGTTTTTACAAATGAGGATTTTTTACAAGCGCTAAAAGATGGAGCGTATATAAAAATAGATATAAATGTCGATGGCTCGCAAAACATAGTTATCGCAGGAAGTCACAATAACATCGCAAAGGAGTAAAAAATGGATAATCACCAAAGACCAGCACATGACGAAAATGGCAACATTATAAAGACAAATGATAGTTTTTTGGATGATCCAGCGCCAGACGTTGAATTTAAAGACAAAACTTTTGTTTTGACTGGGGTTTTTACAATAGCAGATAGATCGGAAGTTGCAAGAATGATACTAGAGCGTGGTGGCAAGACATCTAAGGCAGTAACCAGAAGCACGGATTATGTGGTGACCGCTGAAGTAGCTAGCAGTGCTTACGTCAATGGCAACTATGGCACAAAAATAAAAGAAGCAATAGATCTTAAAAAACTAGGCATAAAAATTGCGATAATCAGCGAACAACACTTTATAAAATTTATAAAAGATAGTGGTGTTATAAAAAAATTAGATAGCATGGAAATTCATAAAGACATAATCGAGGGGCATATGATGCCTTTTAGGCAAAAAGATATACCAAAAGAAGATAGAACATTCTATGGCATAACGCTAGACCAAAACGAATTTTATACTGGATTACCTCTTGAAATAATATATAACCATAGCAATATGGGAATTATAAAAATCGATTTGAACTATCAATGTTATCATGATGGTTTTTTTATCGGAGATAACAAGCGATACGACATAAAAAGGATAATAAAGGCCATAGACAAAAGAAATGGCAAAGAGTTATCAAATAGTGAGTTGGTGGAGTATATCTTTAAAAATTTAGATGATGAGACTTTGATAAGTTTGTTTATAAAAGGCATTTTAAAAGATATGCCAAGCGCAAGAGCCTTATATAACGCAGGGTATAGATCGCTCAAAGAGATCGAAGTAGCAAGCGATGATGAACTACTATCAATAAAAGGCATCAAGACAAAAAAGCTAAATGAGATAAGAGAATTCTTTAAAAATGGATGCAAATATATATAAAATTTAACATCGCTCCGACAAATACGGCATATATTTCGGCTTAATCTCCGCTGAATATAAAGGATATATCTATGCCAAAAAAAGAGCGATAATTGCCGAGCTTATCGCTATGCTTATGACCTTTTACAAATGCGTTTTAAGCATCAATTAAAAATCCCATCTCTTAATAGTGGCGTAATAGAGTAAAAAATTCTCATGGGTCCTCCTCAGCCCTTATTTTTAGATGCGGTGCTTAACCGCGAAAAAAATGGGGTTATAATCGTTTTTTAGGCACTTCGTTATCGTTTTTTTGATAAAAAATGGTTATTTTTTTAAGAAAGTGTATTTTTCTTAAATAAATATAAAAAATGTGATATTTTTTAGCGATAAAATAAAAAAGAAGTTTAAAAATAAAAATAAAAGTAAGTTTAAAAATGTCAAAACTATGTTTTAAAAAGAGCAACAAAAAGGGTCATCAAATTTATGGTATAGAATAGAGCGAAAAAAGCATAATAAAAAATTAAGATTTTATTTTAAATAAGCTTTGACTCATTAATCAAAGCTTTATTCCAGAATTGCTCTTATTTGGAAAATGTATAAAAGTTTTTGATTATTTTTTTGTTGAAGTTAAAAAGCTAAAAATTATGAGCAAAAAGGCTAAGGACATAAGAGAGTATAAGTATTTTATACAAGGAGACAAATGTCTCCTTGTATTTGATGTGACTATGCTATATGTAGCTTTTCGCTTTCGCGAGCTATATAAAAGTCTGTAGTTTCTTGGCTTGCATTTACAAAGTCAAGAGTTTTTATAGACCAACTACTCAAATGCTTATCTAAAGCATATTTAATGGCTTTTTCAAAAGCTAACTTTATTTTTTGTTCTTGTTGTTTATTCATACTATCTCCTTTTGGGCTGGTATCAGATCTTTTTTTCTCAAAATAAGCCATTTTGATGTAAAGAAAATTACCACATCGATATTATTTAACTCTTTTTTTAGAGTATCATTATTTGCTATATTTTTAAACAATTCTATAGTTATTTCATTTCTAGCAATTATTTTTATTTCTTTTATGTCTTCGCACTTACTACTTATAAGGAGTTTCAAGGACTCCATAAAAACGCTTTGTAAAGCTTTGACTATTTCGTCATCATTGCCACCGTTTAGAGTGCATTTTGGCGTTATTGTCATATCAAATATTTTTAACCAACCAACATCCGAACGCGGAAGAGCACGGATAACATCAAGTAAAGCAACACATTCTTTGCTATCTTCGTCATGTAAAATATAAGCAAAAAACTCTTCCTTTTGAATATCATCAATAAGTCTTTTTATTTTATCATCGATATCTTGGGCAAATACAGAACCTTCGTCGCCTTGATCCTCACAAATTTTTAACCAACTTTCAAGTAGGTTTTCTAATTCTTCTTTAGTTGCATTGTTTAACATAATTATACCACATATCCTAATTATAAAGATTTATTTTAATTGAACGCTTAAAGTGTTTTTATTTTAAAGAACTTAATCAATGTTAGATATTTTTGATATTTAAAGTTTGTAAATTTACAAAAAACAACCTTAGTATATAATTAAATTATATTAAATATTGTACTAGAAAAGAAAAATTAATGATTTCTTAAACAATAGTTAGAATACCAACAAAAATGATATAATACGCTTGTTATCGGTTATCACTTCAAAAGCCCCTTTTTTAAATTTATAGACAAATCAATGAGTAAAATTATAGAGATCTTTGCAAAATCCATTTTTATAAAGCCTCGCTTAAATTTGCTAGAGTGGGCGGAGCGATATAGGTTTTTGAGTAAAGAAAGCTCATCAAGCTTTGGAAAATTTAAGGCTTTTTCTTACCAGCGTGAGCCTATGATCGAAATCTCAAACCCAAAACGTGAAAAGGTTATTTTGCTTTGGGCGTCACAGCTGGGTAAGAGTGAGTTAATAAATAATGTTTTGGGTTATTACATCCACCAAGAGCCAAGCACTATTTTGTTTATGTTACCTAACAAAGACGACGCAGAGGACTACTCAAAAAGGCGTTTAGCTCCGATGTTTCGAGATACGCACGAGCTAAGCGAGCTAATCAACGCAAACGACGCAAATAATACAATACTTATTAAAAATTTTAGGGGTGGAAATTTAGCCTTAGTTGGCTCAAACTCACCATCAAAGCTAGCAAGTAAGCCTATAAAAGTTTTGCTGGTTGATGAGGCGGATCGATGCGAGGCTACTAAAGAGGGCGACAGCATAGAACTGGCACAAAGGCGGACAGCTACATTTTACGACCGCAAAATAGTCATAAGCTCGACGCCTACCATTTCAGGAGCTAGTACGATCGAGAAAGAATTTATAAACTCCGATCAAAGGCTATTTTTTGTAAAGTGCCCTTTTTGTCAGCATGAGCAAAAGCTAATATTTGAGCGCATCATATACGAGCTAGACGAACACAAAGAGCTAATAAACGAAAGCGTAAAATATCAATGCAGCGAGTGCGGTAGCCTACTAAGCGAGCAAGACAAGAACGAAGCCGTAAAAAATGGGCGATGGATCGCACAAAATCCAAAATCAAAAATAGCAGGATTTTTTTTAAATGCCATATACAGCCCTTTTTACAAAATGAGCGAGATCGTTAAAACCTACCTTGACGCAAAAGGCGATGAGCTAAAAATTCAAACGTTTAAAAACACGATCGAGGCTCTAGCCTATGAGCCACCAAATACAAGCTTTAACGAAAATGAGCTTTTGGATAGGATCGAGGAGTATGATGATCAAAATTTATCACAAAATATAAGCTTTGTAACTGCTGGCGTGGATATACAAGGAAACCGCGTTGAGGTTATCTTTATTGGCTGGTGCAAAGGATATGAAGCTTACAATATTGATTATAAGCAAATTTACGGCAATACCGATCAAGATGAAGTTTGGCAAAAACTTTTTAGGGAGCTAAAGCGTAAATTTAAAAGAGAGGACGGCAAAATCCTAAGCACTACGCTAGCACTAATTGATAGCGGCTTTAACTCCAGCCGAGTTTATGATTTTGTGAGCTTAGCGCCAAATTTCATAGCCTCAAAAGGTGCAAGCGAGGCGAGCCAAAAAGTAGAATTTTTAAACAAAGTAAGAGTGCTAAAAAAAGGCGTTAGGCTGATAAACATAGGCACATTCAAAGGCAAAAGCGAGTTTTTTAGGCTACTAAGCATAAAAGAAGCTGGCGAGGGATATTTTCACTATAACAAAAATTTCACAAATGAATTCTTTTTGCAACTGACCGCCGAGAAGTTGCAAGAGGTAAAGAACAAAAGAGGATATACAAAATTGCAATACGTCAAGACTAGGGAGAGAAACGAAGCTTTGGATATAACAGTGCTAGCATACGCAGCGGCAAAACTTATCAAAAACGAGCTAAGACGAAAAAGGATTAAAAATGCAAATTCATAAAAAGGTGCTGGTAAAAAAGACAAGGTACGATCTAAATATGAGCGTCGAAAATGCATCACGCTTTGAACAGCTTTGCGAAGCTTACGAGATGAAAAAGTCAGACATGGCGGATTTTATCATTGAAAATTTTTGCAAAGGCAATCCAAGATATAAGCAATATCTAATAAATTTAAACGTCAAAAAAGAAGAGTTTAGAAAAAAGGTTGAAAACGATATGAGCTTATTTGGCACAAACTAAAAGGGATTTAAAATGCAAGTAAGCACAAAAGAACTAAGTAACGCTTTAGGGCTAACCGATAGGAGAGTGCAAGAACTAGAGAGCGAGGGCGTTATCAAGAAGCTAGAGCGTAATAAGTGGGATTTGACCGCCTGCATTGACGCTTACCTCGACTACAAAATAAAACTTGCCACTCAAAGCTTTGAACTAAGCGAGGCAAGAGCCAAAAAAGAACTGGCAGATGCAGAGCTAAAGGAGCTAAGACTAGCCAAAGAAAAGGGCGAAGTAATAGCCATTGATAGACTAGAAAAGGACTTAAGCGACATCGCCGCCGCCGTATCAAATAAGCTTTATTCACTGCCAAACAAGCTAAAACGTAGCATAAATTTAAGCGATGAGGTAGAAAACGCGATCAATAATGAAGTTGAAAGCATATTAACCGAGCTAAAGGACGCCAAAATTTATAAAGATTTTGCGTAGATAGCTTTTAAATCCCCTCTTTCTCACTTGTAAAAAATATTTATAAATTTCTCTAAAATGAGCCAAAAAAGCAAAAGGGCTAAAGGCTGATGACTACACAAGAGAGAATTTTATTAATCGACAGCGCGATCGATGATGTTTTGGATAACCTCAAAGATGGCATCGAGATAAAAGAATACTGGATCGATAACTTAAAAGTCGTAAAGCGTAGCCCACTAGAGCTAATAAGCGAACTAAGAAGAATAAGAGCAAGCATCATAAAAGACGCACAAAAGGCAAAAGCGACTAGCAAAACATATATTTTTGGAGATAGATATTAATGAAGCGAAAAACAAAGCAAAATTTATCTAAAAACATATCTATGAAGCCAAAGATAAATTTTTTTAAATATCCAAGCTTGGAGCCAAACCGCATAAATTCATATGAAATAAGCCAACTACTGCGCAATCAAGACATCGACAAAGTAAGCGCTAAGCTAAGAAAGCAAGCACGTAGCATAAGCACGTCGGTATCTCTAACAAGTGGCTTTTTTGAGACGCTATGTAGCGAAATTTACGGCGAGCAAGGTTTTATCCTTGATATAACCACGCCAAAGAAAAATCTAAATCAAGCCGTGCAAAAATCATTTTTTGAGTGGGAACATATATGCTGCAAATATGGCGTTTATGATTTTGGCGATTATGAGGAGATGATCTTAACTGCGCTTTATCGCGACGGCGAGGCATTTATCAAACTACACAAAGGCGATATGCTACAAATCGAGCTAATCGACGCCGAAGACATAGACAACGACCTAACCGACGAGAGCAAACATATATATTACGGCATAGAATACGATGCCGAGCGAGAGATGACACCAAAAGCATACTACCGACTACTAAAAAATGGCAAATATGAGGTAATCCCAGCATCCGAGATCATACACATTAAAAAGTCATCACTCTCAAAACAAAAAAGAGGCGTAAGCAAGCTAGCAAGTGCGATCTTTGATACTCACAGCAAAGACAAGCTAAAAAAAGCAGAGCTTGACCGCGCAAGGCTTGCGAGCGAGCTAACTGGGTTTTTTACTCACAAAGATGAGGGATCGATACTTGGTAATGTCGAGTACGGAGACGATGGCGAGATAAGACAAAAAGAGATAAATTTACCTGAAAGCGTGCAGACTGGCACATTTACGTTTTTGGAGGATGGCATCACTCCGCAATTTGTAGAGCCGCACAATCCGATTAATATGGAGTATTTTTTAAAAAGCACCGATAGGGATGTCGCTCGCTCGCTAGGGCTTAGCTACTCCACTTATACTGGCGATTTAAGGGAAGTAAATTACAGCTCCATCCGTCAAGGCACGATCGCAGAGCGCCGAAATTTTAAAAGAATACAAAATTTCATAAAACGTAAATTCCACGACGAAGTTTTTAAAAGGTGGATGGAGTGCGAACTAATCGCAGGGCGTATCAAGCCAAGCGACTATAAACAGCTAATAGGACACTTCACGTTTAAATCCCAAGGTTGGGAGTATATCGACCCAGTAAAAGAGGTAAATGCGAACAAGATCGCCATTGGCGCAGGATTTAAGACGATAACCGAAGTCTTAAGAGAGAAAGGCGTCGAGCTTGATGATTTTATGGATGAGTTAGAAAAAGAGAAAGAATTAGTAGAAAAGTTAAGGGAAATTAAAATTTTAAAAGGAGAAATTGATGAACAAGATCAATCTGCAAAATGAGGATATATCTAAATTTAAAGCCGTTTTGGCAGATAACGCGATAAACGACGAAG